AGCTATGACTCTTTGATTGTACCACTCCCATCGCGTGGTCGCCAGGTTGTCATCACCTAGGGTCATTTGCCGTACTCCCTCACGGAACACAGCTTGGGGCTCATTGCTCAACTCTCGCAACACGACAAAACAATATCGTCGTTGCAAAGAGTTCCGGTACGTATTAATGAGAATCGTCAACCAGAAGCCTGTCGCCATCATATGCGACACCGCGAAAACATCACCTTTGATGACTCGGGTGGTGTAGATAGTTCCTTGAAGCAATCCAACCGCAATGTTACGCTCCTCATCGGAGTATTCACATTCGATCATCATGCGATTCATTAGATCACACACAGCCAGAGCCTCATTCGTACTCTGACGAGTGTCAAAGTAACTGTTATCCGCCGCAGACCAATGGGGGTAAACCTTCAACCAATCATGCAGAGCTAACCACTGAGAGGAAGTCACGTTCATACCGATGGCAGTCTCGAAAAACATTGGATGCATTCTCGAGAGGGCCAGGAGGGGGCCTAAATACTGTTTCAACAACACGTTATAGGCAAATGGTAAAACGTTAAACACTCGTACCTTCAGAGCATCTCTCTTCTCCGCTGATAACACCTCATCCTTCAAGACGTGTGCACACAATGGAGAATAGGCCTCACCATTCTTGACGACAGCCAAGATGTCATTGTAATGCTGCATAATCTGGGGCGCGAGATCCACTTCATGGGTCTCGTGATTAATCTTCAGGTACAGATTCTTCTTCTTGTTAAAAGGAGGACCCACACTAGTTGACAAATCCGTGCCACCTAAATCCGTGCCGGCAATACCAACAATGGCTTCATACATGGAGAGAGGACGAAACTGGTCCAAACCACGCAAGTTATCAAAACCCGTCATGTAATCATCTACAGCTGCCCTCCAGACTAAGGGATCACCTCCCTTATTGGATGCACTGTTCAAATTCACGACGAATGGATCAACCCACTGGTCATCTTCCATACGTCCCTTCACCTCAGGAGGAGCGTACTTATCTGTACAACCGGTTTGCTCTATAGCTAACTCGTCCCACACCGTATGACACGGCATGCGACGGATATCGCTCTTGAACGTACCGGAATGCCACCCCTTCACGGTGCCGAAAACCGACACACTACAAGGGGTAGGACCAGACAAATTAGCCCACAAAGATGATTTCTGAGGCATGGCCACCAGCTCAACAGGCCCAGTAGACCACATGTCACTCTGGTAGACAACATCAACTGGTGGTA